AATCCATGTCTGTATACTCCCTATCCGCAATGGCGTATGCACTATATGTTGTCCATCATCATATCTAACTTCAATTCCATCTAATAGTGGCATTTTGAATGTAGGGCATACATTCAGAAGTACAGATGCTTTCTCACATAATAACTTTCTTAACGGCATTACAATTATTCTATCCAGCACAGACTGATATTGCTCATCCAACTCCTGCGACTCAAATAAACATAACCTTATAATATTAAATTCTTGCTCAATTTCTTTTATCATTCCATTACGAGAAAGATTAAATTCATCAACAAAATTCAATTCTGTTTTATATGTTTCATCAATATTTCTCACTTTACAATTCCTCCATGTATCCATTTATAGGAACCAATCATATCTTCTTTTGGAAATGCATGTGGCACACACCATCAAAAAGATTTTTCTCTCGATCTACATTTCCTTATACCCATTTTATCATCAGATAATTCAACAATATCCATTATTTCCCAAATCTTCATATAATAGGAGCCTCCAAGTTATTTAAACTCAAAGGCTCTCTTTTTCTTACATAACTTTATGCAAGTGCAGGTTCTTTCCCTGCAATAATCGCTTTCACTTCTTCTACGTTTTTATCTGTAGCCATAGCAATCTGCTCTACAGTAAAACCATTGTTATGCATATTAAGAATAATTTTTTCTTCTTTTCTTGCTTCTCCAATCGCAATACCCTTTTCTTCAATTCCCTGACTCAAGTTACACATAACGCTCACATCCTTCCTGAAGTTCTCCTCAATAGGAATATCGTATTCATTTCCAATTATGTTTAGTTTTTCATCTATTGTAAGTTCCTGTGACAGCAGCGCACATAACAGACGGTGCAGTTCATATGTCTCATCATGTTCCGGCAGATTCTTTGCCAGTCCCAGCATGATGATATTCAACAGGTCAAGATTTCCCTTCCATTCATAGGAACCGATCAAATCTTCTTTTGTGAGATGCACATGGCTCATGCTGCTCTCTTCCATGTTCATACATACCCAGATGGAATATACACGCTTAATGTCATCGTAGCTGGAATTCTCAAAATCACGTTCTTTTTGTGATGAGATCAGTCTGCTCACATAAAAGATTGCCCGGTTTAAGATTTCATATCCCGTCGGCTCGTCTTTCTGTGCTTCTACATTGATGATAATCTGTGACAGTCCGTCTCTCATACGCACATAGAAAACGATATCAAATCTTACCAGACCTTCATTAATCTCTTCATTTTCTGTGTTGAAACCGACCAGTCTCTCACCATTTTTTTCGCTGGCTGCATTTGTAAGTCCAGGCTCTACCGGTACCGTACTGATATGTGGTGTTCCCTCGATGCAGTCGACCACATCCTTGGGATTCATGCCCTTAAACTCATCAACTGTTTTTACCAGTATATGTGCCAGTATGCTCTTCTGTCCTAACAGACGCTTTGCACTCGTATCATACTGTGCTTTTGAGTCTGTTGCTTTCACTGCATTTTTCAATTCTGTATTCACTGGTCTTTCTCCTTTTTGTAACAGATATCGTCATCCCCAAAAGGCATCTGACCACACCTATATTATAACTTACCCATTTCTTTTATACAATCAATTTTTACATTTGGAAAAGGAACATAAGAAAAACTCCAAACCTGTCATAGACTTGGAGTCTTGATTCCGTCCATTTTTTACATTGTCTGCACCGGTGCATGCTGTTCCTGCCCCTCCTGCTCCAAAACATCCTGCTCTAAACTTTTTGCTGCTTCCTGCCCTTTTCCCATATACCGGATTTTAATGCTGCTGTAATCAACCCCTGCCGGTTCCAGCACCTTTTTCTCTAACATGTTTAACATCGCTTCGGTGTCAAATTTTCCCTCAAAATAAAGTTCCTCATCCACCTTTATCGGTACATCCATTTCTTCCGGTGAACTGCCAAGGATCGTCCTCCAGCGTCCGGCTACTTTTCCACACATTTCCATAAATCTTTCATGGATATCCGGCTGTTCATTACAGGTCTGCAAAATCCTTTGTGCCACCTTTCTCCATGTAGGTGTCTCTATCCATTCTCCCGGTGCGAACTGGACTGCCAGCGGTCTTTTCCCTTTCAGTTCTGCCGGGGACACTGTGATAAGGCTGCTTTCCCGGATCGTATCTTTCACACTTGTATGCACCTCGCCACTCCGGTACATCTGGAGCAGTGCATCACATTTGGTGTTTACAAGCTGTAACATTTCCTCCCTCAGTTCTTCTATCAGTTGCTCATAATTCATACGCTTTTCTCCTCCTCTCCTGTCACACAATCTTGTGTTTCTTTCTATAATCGTTCTTCCGTTTATTTCCCTATTGCACACTTTTCTGTTCCTATTGTTCTGCATTTGTTTCCTATTTTTATGCCAACAATAAAACGCCCGGATCATCGGGCATTTTATTCTTACCATAAACTGGCAGGAACAACGTTTCCTATTTGCTTGCTGCCATTCCTGCCGCAGTCTTACTCATATCGAATCTCCTGTTCCATGACAATGCCTGACTGGAACTGTATCAGCAGCTTCTCGCTGGATTCCACTTTGATGGTCGAGATCAGCCGTCTGACAAGGTCATTGTCGAACTCCTGTATCTGGCAGGTGCTTGTGCTTAAGTAATGGTCGATATCTTGGATTCTCTGTTCATAGCTGTCAGCCATCCATTTCTCGTTTCTGGCTGTTTTCTGTGCCTCTTTTAAGGCATTGATTTCCTCTGCTATGGTGCGATAGCGTTCATCAAACTCCGGTGTGTAGGAGCCGGTCTTTGCATTCTCCGCGATCAGTGCCACCATCTCTTCCTGCTTTTCTTTTATCTTTTCTTCGTATTCCTCAGACTCTTTTGCGGTGCTGTAGTTCCCGATGACATGGATAATGTTCTGCCGGAAGTTTTCCATAAATTCCATATCATCACTCGTGATCCTGTGGATGGCTTCCATCACCGCCCTGTTTAATGCGTTCTCTTCCAGTGTCTCGGATTCCCCGCATTTCTTCACTCCGTTGGTCAGCCGGTTGCTGCATCTCCAGACCACTTTCTTTTTCCCGTTTCTCGCCCAGGTGACCCTCCGGTACTCCTGCCCGCATTTTCCGCAGATCAGCATGCCGGTCAGTGCATAGGTGGAGGAATACCGGCTCCTCTGGTTTTTCTTCCGGGTGACAGCCGCCTTGCATAAGGATGCCCTCCGCATCATCTCTTCCTGCACCCTGTAGAACAGCTCCTTCGGGATGATTGCCTCATGGTCATCTTCCACATAATACTGCGGTACAAGTCCGGTGTTCTTTACTTTCTTTTTGGTCATGAAATCCACCGTATAGGTTTTCTGCAGGAGTGCATCTCCCATGTATTTTTCATTGCGGAGCATTTTGTCTATTACCGTGGAATGCCATTTGTCCTGCCCTGTGGCGGTCTTGATTCCCTGCTCTTCCAGATGCTTTGCAATCTTCCCGGTACTGTAGCCTTCCAGATAAAGCCGGAATATCCGCTTTACGATCTCTGCCTCTTCGGGTACGATGACCAGGTCACCATCCTCGTTTTTGGTGTATCCCATGAACTTTGTGCAGTTTACGATGACCTTGCCTTTCTCAAATTTCCTCACGACTCCCCAGCGGATGTTTTCGCTGATATTGCGGCTCTCTTCCTGCGCCAGACTGCTTAAGATGGTGATAAGGATTTCGCCGGTTCCCTCCAGTGTATTGATTCCCTCTTTCTCGAACACCACCGCCACGTTCTTTTCCTTCAGTTTTCGGATGGTCACCAGCGAGTCTACCGTGTTCCTCGCAAACCTGCTGACCGACTTTGTAAGGATCATGTCGATTTTTCCTGCAAGGGCATCCTGTATCATGGCATTAAAGTCTGCCCTCTTTTTGGTGTTTGTTCCACTCTTTCCGTCATCCGCATAGATGCCGGCATTTTTCCAGTTTTCGTTTTCGGATATCTTGCTGGTATAATACTCCAACTGTGCCTCGTAGCTGCTGTCCTGCTCTTCCAGTTCCGTACTGACACGGCAGTAGGCAGCGACCTTCATTTTCTTCTCTGACAGTTTCACATTCCGGTCATACTGTACCTTGGCAGGTATCATGCTGATCTTTTTTGCTGTTTCTGCCATCTGCTCTCCCTCCTAATCCTTGTATCCGGCTGTGACACGGCTCCCATTGATAAACTCCACTTCTGCCATGTTTCCGCCATGCAACCAGATGCATGCAATTATTTTTCTATATAAATTTTCATCAAATGTTTCCAGTTCCTTTTTTCCTGCAAGGATGTTTTTGACCTCCTCTGTCCGGAACTCCCCATCCCTGACCTCCAGTGTCCGGTAGCGTTCCTCTGCCCTTTCATAGAGCAGTTTCATCAGGTCTGTTTCTGTGCGTTCCTGTTCTTCTTTCATCCGCTGCAGGTTCCGCTCCAGAACCCGGTACTGCGGGCTGACCTTTTCCTCCTGCCTTTGTACCCGGAGCAGGCCTTTGTTTCGTATCACTGCATTGATGGCTTCCACACACACCTGCTTTGCCTGCCAGTCACATAACTCTTGCACTTCCACTTGGCAGTGCCGCCACGCTCTTTTTTGTGGCTCGGCTGGATATGGCTGCATACTGCCCCGCATTCTGCACACCAGATGACACCTCCGAAGAGGATTCTCTCATCCCTGCCGGGCCTGTGGTCTGCCCTTCCAAGCTCTGCCCTCACCTTTTCCCGTCTGCACTGGACTCTCTCAAACAGTTCCTCTCCTATGAGCTGCGGATAGTAGTCTGTGCCAAGGTAGCTTGGGTTTTCCAGTATCCTGCCGATGGATGCGTGGGTCCAGGACACTTTCCCTTTTGCATTGCATATGTTTCTCCCTTTCAGGTTCTGGGCGATCCTGCCTGCCGCCACCCCGCTGTCATAGTCTGTAAATATCTGTTCCACAATTTTTCTCTGCTCTTCACAGATGGTAATTTTTCCATCCACAACCTTATAGCCGATTGGCATGTGCCACTGCATCCTGTCCACCT